GGTCAAATTCTCGAATAATTTGGTCATACCCAATCCCCGATGCAATCACAGCCTTATCGACTTCATCAGGGGTCATGCTCGGTACTCGTATATCTGCTGCACAACCAATCCGATGCTGGCTAGTGTCCTTTGATCCTACCGCATCATTTACCTGTTTGCAACGAAATGCTGAATTGACCATGATTGGTTTGCCACCTAAAACCGTTTTAACTTCCTCAAGAAACGCAGCCAAGCGCACAAGATTTGCCATTTCAGAAGCATTAGGCGTATTGTCAAACTGGCGATGATCCGTGTGGGTAAGTTCTTCATAGGTAAAATGTTCACTTAGGTTCATTTTTTCATTAACTCCTGAAGTTCTTTGTTCTTGTCTTTGCTGCCTTGGCTTGATCCAAAGTAAAACGATAAGACTTGACCTGCGCTGCTGGTGATAAATCCAAGTGCAAAAATTACCATTTGCTGTTGATCTACAGGTACATCACGAAACATCAGAATAGCAATAAACATAAACGCAAGCGATACCGTACCCAATGCAAGAATCGGGACTACCGACTTATCTAGTTTAGTGGCGTATTGCGATGTAGCTACTTCTGAATAGGCTTTACGGGCAGAATCACGGTCTGCGGCTTCCAATTTGGCGTATTCAAGGTCTAATTCTTTGAGTTTGAGGGTCATCTCAGGGTTACTGGTCAAAGCGGCTGTAACGCCTTCTATCGTGTCATCGGGTATGCCTAGCTTAGAAGCGATCCAGCCCACAGCAGCTCCACCAGCAGGGCCAGCAACAGCAGTAGCCAAGACAGGAGCAACGCCTTTAAGTAATCCAAGTAATGTTTCCATCTAAAACGCCCCCAAAATAAACTTTAGCCACAAGGTTACTAGCAGAGCAGCCATAAAACAATAAAACTGCACCTGCCTTACTGCTTTCAAGTCGTGCTGGAATTCTTCGTTGTTCTTGCGCTCCATGTTTTCAATGTCTAACTTGATTCTAAGTAACGCTTCCCACTCTTTAGCACCGTACTGCTTTACAAACTTAATTTTTAAATCGGCTTCTTCGTCTGATATTTGCTTCTTGCGTTTCCATTCTTCTAAAGCCTTGACTAACGCCCGTTCCTTCTTAAACTCTGCTTCCCGTTTTGCCCGTATGCGTTCTTGCGCTCTTTGCTGGGCTACATCTGTTGCATCTTTTTGTATGCTTTCAATCTGTTTACTTACAGATTTACTGGCTTCACGGGCAGAATCTAAGCCGCTACTTAGTCCTTTTGCACCTTCAGACAACCCAAGCAAATCTGACACATTATTTGCCTGTCAGCCAATGTAATGCCCATCCACCAAGTGTAGATAATGCGGTCAGCATAGATATGCCTAGCCAAGCCATGCCAGCCTGTTTATTGCTGTTAGCGACTAAGGTTTCTAGCTGGGCTTCCATTTTATCCATCTTTTTATCAATGGCTTCAAGGCGATGTTCGTAGTTTTCCACACGATTCCACAGCACCCCATAGCGTACTAAGTCGATGCCGTTATCCATTACCCGACCAATGCTTTTACTTCGTCTTGTGTAAGACCTAATGCGGCTAGTTTAGCTAGTGCAGAAGCCTTTGTATCAATGACTGCTTGTGCATCAGCTTCAGCTTGTGCTGTAACTGCGGCTAAGTCGTAAGCTACTTCATTGCCGTTTGCATCGTAAGCAATATCGCCTACTGTACGAACTACACTAGGATAAAGTTTATAAATTGCTGAATTAATATTAATCATGCCGCAATCTCCATAGCAGTAATCGTAGCTGTTATTGCACCATAACCATCACCGCATATATATATTATGGAATTGTTATTCATGCTTTTAAATTGAACTTTGTAATTTGTAGATGATGTTGTTGCTGGTGAATCTAAATAATTACTACAAACACTACCAATCCCAATAGATGCTGTTGAATTTGTATACCCAGCTAAAGTTTCAATAGTTATTAAATCTGTTGAATTGCGAACTAATTTAAACCCACCCGAAGTATTGTTGGTTTCTTTAAATACAGGCAAATTTAAAAAAATAAGAATTTTACTGGTTGCACTAGTTGGTGTAATAGAAACATTTAACCCCGTGTTCGAATAAGTTGAAGAAGAAGTTGTAGTTTGTGTTGAATAATTAGAACTAACTACTTGTAAAACAGAACCAGCAGGTAGCTTTTGTACCGCACTAATACCAGTAGCGGTTAGTCCTGTGATTGTTCCATCACCTGAAATAATAGTAGGCATTATGTATTCTCCGCTCTTTGTTTAGCCCATTGCGCTTTTGCTTTTTGCCGTAATTTTTCTCTAGTTTCCATGCTGTGTGTATACCCTTTACGAGATTCTTTCATTTTTTCAATAGTTTCTTGCGGTAATTTACGACCAGTCAATGCTTTAGAAACGACTGGGTTTTTGCGACCTTTAAGCGATGCTGATATTTTGGCACGATTTTCAGGGCTACGATAAGCACCTTTATTTACCGATTTACCAATCTTTTGTTGGCGTAAATGTTCTGTCATTTCAGGAGTATGTTTTTTGCCATAGAAAGGGTTATCAGAGCCACTTAAAGCACCATCTGTGCCGTTTTCTAATACAAGGTTAGCCCAAGCATCAGAATTGACAATATCGTTCTCTTGGCTGAATTTTAAAGCTGCATCACGACAACGCTGATAATCAGTATAAAAACCCATAACACCAACAGTTACATCTTTACCATGTTTGTTTAGGTGCTTTTTCCAATATAGACCACTACCTTTGTAATTGTAAACATTACGCAAATCTGCCGTTTTGCAGAAATACTTTAGCCCTGTCACATTGTGCGACATTACTAGCAAAGCAGTAGGGCTAAATTGATAGTTCATTATTCGTCTGCTGGAGTTGGAACTCCACCTTCTTCAAGCCATTTTTGATATTGTTGAAAATCAACATTGGCTGGGTCGAATGGGATAAATGCGTTGTCTGACAAACGACAAACAGTATCAATTTTGTTTGTAAATTGGTTTTTAATTAATTTATACATAATCATAGTTCCGCACTAGCAGTAAAAGTGGAAGCAAAATATGAACCGTTATTAGTAAGGCTAGATGTTCTACCTTCATAAAAGTTCTTTGTTGTTATATTTCCTGTTGAAGTCGTTGTTGGAAATCCAGAATTAGATACGCTTGTTATAGTTATAGTAGGTGCGGCTCTTTTTTGAACAATAAAAACAGCACTAGCGTAATAAGTTACTGCATTAGTTGTATTACCACTAAACATTGGATTAGCAAAAGTGTCTGCTGTTGCTTCATAATACCGCTGGCAAAGGTTTAACTCCGTACCATACTGTCTGTATTCAAATGAAGTAGCTTGTGTGCCTACCTCTAGCTGAACTCCAGTAATGTAGAAGGTAGCACCGTTTGTACCGACTACTTGTTGTTGCCCTGACACGCCACGATATAAAGATGCGTTCCAAGACCCAGCAGTTGTAACGGTTGTAGAACCAGCACCAAGACTAAATCCCAACCATACACCAACGCCATTAGTTGCCCCCAACCAAGTTCCTGCTGTTGGACCAGCAATAGTTACGCTAATTTGCGTCCATGTGTTTGCAACTGGAATTGAATAACTAAAAACATAAGAATAGTTTGTAGCCGCATTACAAATAAATCCACCAAAAGTACCAGTAAGGCTTGAATATACTTGAAAAGACAAAGTAACAGTTTTTGCGTTTGCTGTTCCCCATCCTAAATCAGCAGTATTAAACCCTTCAATTCGCTGTTGAATTTCAAAGTTTTCAGTAGAACCAACAGAATAAGCAGACAATGAAGTTGCACCTAAATAATTGGTAAAACCTGCTGGCGGTGTTATTGAACCAGCATTTTGTTGAACGCTAAATTTAGAATTTTGGGTTGCCGTAGTAACCCATCTATCAAGGGTATATAAACCTGCTGTTGTAGCAGTAACACTAGCACCAGCATTACGCTGGTCAATCACCATTGCACCGTTTATGATGCGATTCCGCATGACTGAACTAATTGGTGCTAGAACTCCACCGCTTGCATCGTTTATTCGGTTTACTTGAAGTTGGGACATTATTGTTCTCCCGTTAAAGCTGGAACTTCTGCTTTTATATGTGGGCCACTAGCAATCCATTCTGCGTATTGTGCTTGTGCTTGTGCAATTTCTTCCGCAGTTAATTCAATAACTTTTTGTTCGCCAGTAATTACATCAATTTCTATTTTGTTCATAATTTACTCGTAAAGAATGTTAATATTGCCAGCATCAAAAACATCTGTTCCGTTAGATGTAGTAACACGAACCCTGTCTAATAAAGCACCTAATGTAACGGTAGAGCCGCCTAAACAAACAAATCCGTCTGTTCTTGCAATAGTTGAAGAAAATGTATATTTAAAAGACGAACCTGATAATAAGTTAATTGTTGCTTGACCACTATGAATATCAGCCGTGTTTTGTGCCATCATTGGAAAACCAACAGTTGATGCAGAACCACCATAAGCTGGGCCAGTATAGGCCCATGAACCTGAATACCCTGATGTTGTAAATGTAGTATTTCCAATTTGCACCAAAAATACCGCAGATGAATTGCCGTTAGTGCTTATATTGTCAAACATTAATGTGATGCGTTTTGCCCAGCTAGGGATACTAGTAAAGTCAATGCTTGTTCCGCTAGTAGAAGCTACCGCAGTCCCACTAACAATTTTTGCTGTTGGTGTGTAAGTAGTGCCATCAGTAGAAAATGGTATTTGACCTGCGGCAGATACAGCAGAAGAACCGATAACTACAGTACCAGTAGCGGCAGGTAGTGTCTGTGTAAAGTTACTAGCAGTTGCAGGTTCTTGAATGGTGATTTGACCGCCACCGCTGGATTGTAATACTAGGCTCATAATATGACCCACCTTTGTGTTGAAGGAATTGTTACCGTTATCCCTGAGTTTACTGTAATTGGGCCTACCGATTCAGCATTTTTTCCAGTAGAAAGCGTGTAATTTGTTGTTACCGTTACACCGTTTTCAACAAACACTTCATCAGGGCCACCACCTGTAGCACCACCGCCTAATTGACCCCATGCACCGCCTTGGTAGCCTTCAAACTGGTTAGTGGTAGTGTTGTAACGCATATAGCCATCTGCGGGGCTTACTGGGCGTTCTGCTGTTGTTCCTTTAGGAATCAGCATAAAGCCTGTGCCACCGAATACAGGGTTTACAAAAGCAGTTGTAAATTGAGTGTATTCAACCGCATCACCCGCTACTGTTCCAGCCACCACATTGATTACTTTGTGCGTATTTAGGTTTAAAGCACCCGTCATTGGGGTTTGACCGTCTGCCGCAACCGAATCAGTAAGGGCAGCAGCCAAGTCGTTCATGGTGTTATTAGCCCATGCGCTAGATATAGTTGTCCCTGTTACCACAGGGTTTAGTGGCGGTAAGCTATAAACGCCTGACCCGTTTCTACTCATTATCTGTTCCTCTTTCTGCGCCCTTCATGAGCAATAGTTTAACAAGCCTTCTTTGTTCGGGAGTGCCACTATTTGCTAAATCAATAACTGGTCTAGCTGCTCGGCCTGCGCCATAAGTAGCTTCACCTACAAGTCTTGGGCTTTGTAATGGCAATGTGGCTAATGGAATCAAAGCCGCTGGCCCAGCACCCACAGCAGCAGCACCAACACCGCTACCTGCTGTTAAGCTAGGAACTAGCTTTTGTATTCCTCTTGGGGTAAAGGATTGCATTGATTGACCTGCCAAAGCTGGCATTAAATCTGTGCCAGTTTCTTGGCGCAAAATGTCTGCTAGTTGTTGGCGATAAGCGTAGCTTGTATTGGCGTTGTTGCGCATCAAAGACTGTAATTTACGAATAGCAGTATCAGCCGAGGCTTTATCGCCTAAAGACAATGCTCGTTCTAGTTCACGCTCTAAGCCCAAACCTTCTTCATAATCTTTCATTGTTTTAGCGTAATTCTTGTCTTGCTTAACAATGGTTTGCTTAACTGCGCCCCTTGTTTGGGTCAAAATGCTCTTGGCTTCGTTGCTCATGTCTTGACGGTAAACATCGTCAATCCTGCGCTTTAGGGCGTCTAAGCCTTCTGCGGTGTGCAATTCAGGCTTGGTTTTCCATTCATCAACAACGGCTTTGATTTCAGCTACATCGTCTAATGTCTTTTGGCCTACTTTTGAGGCGCTTACACCACCAACGCCTTTAATTGTAAGGTTTTGAATAGCGTTATCAAACTTAGATTCAATCGGTTTAAAGTCTAGGAATGTTTGGTTTTGCTTGGTAGATTCAAACCCTTTTTGGAACGCATCTCTGCGGTTCTGTTTTAGGGTTTGCATTGCGCCTTGTGCTTGTTCCAAAATATCGGTAACAGGCACATTTCCACGCATATTTTCTATAAACTGGCGGTCACCAGTAGCACCTGACCTAAACGCTTGTTTTACGGCATCTGAACCAGTACCAGTAGATAGCCCTAAAGCCTCTGACATTAGCTTGCCAGTAGATTGAGCAATAGGCCTAGCAAACTCACCAGCAGCCCCGCCAACAGCCCCAAAAAGGGCAGATTCGCCCCTTCCAGCGGCATCAGGTGTCAAAGCGTAGCCAGTACCAGCACCAATGGCTGATTGCTGACCAACATTACGGGCAAAGCTAGGAATCATGTTTGTTGCTCTTGCTACTTGTGGAATATTGCCTACTGCGGTTGCCGCTTTTTGCGCTGCACCAAACGGCACTAAATATGAACCAATTTGGCCTACCGTTGCAGATACAGGAGAAACGCTTTTAGCACCCTGAGTCATGGCCTCGCCCACTTCTGCGATGCGTGTGCCAGCTTCAGGAAAAGCAAATTGAGTAAGTGCGCCTGCGCCTCTAATTAATTCACCTGCACCGCCTACTAATGCTGGGCCAAAAACACCGCCACGCCCACCAGTTTGAGGATTGCGTAAGCTAGTTAAGAAACGGTCATATGCTGTTTCAGGTTTTGCTGGTTCGGCTTGTGGTGCGGTTTGTTGTGCTTGCGGTAGCTTTTGCAATGCAGCAGCCATCGCTTCCTTTGACATTCCATCAGGGAACTCAACAGGGCCAACGCCTACAATTTCAACAATTTGCGCCATTATTTATTCCCAGCTGTTAGTTTTAGGATTCCAACGCAATTGAGCAGTGCCGCCAGTAGGCAATCCTGCCTTTTTCTTCGCTAATTCCATGCCAGTACGCAAGTTTTCTTCAAATTCACGGGCAGCTTTAATAAATTCAACCTCAGATTGAGCAGTATTCATGCGATTTAATGCAGAAGTCGCTTTTTCACCTTCAATTTGGGTAATTTGACCGCCACCTTTAAGGCTTTCAAACGCTTGCAAAAAGGTTTTATCTTTAATTTGGTCTAAACGAGTAAGGAATCCTGCCGTATCAGAGCCGCCCATAACCGCCCATCTTGGCAAGCCAGCACCTACCGCATAATCAAAACCAGCTTGCGGCTTGCGACCTTGAATTTGTTTGCCATCTTTAGTAATGGTGTAATCAATCTTCTCTTTGCCCTTTGAATCTTTAATAACACGGGCATCACCAATCAAATCATCAACATTTCGCAATGTGTCGTTTATTGTGGCAAGAACTTTTGGTGAATTTTCAAGGTTTTCTCGTCTACGCTTTTCAACATCAACAAATATTTCTTTATTTGCGTTACTCATAGCGGCAGGTGACATATTCATATTGCTACCACCCATAGGCATTCCTGCTGGGCTTGCTGGCATATTTCCAGCAGGCATACCAGTTTGGACTGGCATTCCACCCGTAGGCATATTCATTGGCGCATTTGCAGGCGAACCAGCGGGCGCACCAGTAGGCAATCTCATTCCCGTGTCGTATTGGAATCTAGCGGCCTCTAATGAAGTAAACGCAGGTTTTGTACCGCCTTCAACGAAAGTAGCCAGCGGATTGGCTGCGTTGTAATCAACCCAACCTTTTCTGACTGAGCCGTCAGGATTTGGCAATTCTGCTTTTTCCCATTTCGGCCCTTCTGTTAGTTTCTTCATTCCAAGTGCTTGCAATGCAGGGTTATACGCAGTTGCGGCAAAAAGGTTAGCAGCTTGGCGGTCAGGAACATTTTGTGTCATCAATGGTGCGCCTGTTGGGGTAGGCCCTGCCAATTCAGACTGTTTAGGATTCAACAAGTTTTGGTATTGGCTTAACTCATCAGCATAACGGGTACGCAATGCCGCAGCTAAATCTAATGCTTTTTTATCGCCTTTTTCAGCCAGTTTTTGACCAGCATACATTTGCGCTAACGGGGCAATGTTTTGGAAAAAACTAGGCGCAACATAACGGCCACTAACCATTTGGCCTTGTGGCATTTGTTGGCCTTGTTGCATAAGCAATTGAGCCATTTGCTGTTGGCGGTTTAATGCTTGTTGCTCACCTAAGATTTCGGGCGGTAATCCACCAGTTAAGTTAATAGCCATAATTAAAAGCCTCGTTCCTGCGCTGCAAGCATCCTACTTGTTTGCGAATAAGGGTCTGTCCCATATTGCTGTGAAATGCCATATTGAGTCACTGGGTTGTAAGTGCTTAAACCACCCATTTGCGCATCTTTGGCGTTTATGTCGGCTTGGTCAGGCGTTTTGCCTTTACGCAACATGGCTGCCATCATCATTGGGTTCATGCCACCGCTTTGCTGGGTTTGACCAGCTTGCTGAGTTAGTTGGTTTGCCTGTTGCATAACCGCATTTTGATTAGCCTGTTGCTGTGCAATATTTTGAAATACAGGGCTTAAGCCGCCTAATTCTTGGGGTTGATTCATCTGTGGTGTGTATGGATTCATCATGGCAATAGTCCGTAATTAACTGCTTTATAACCGTCATTAAGGGTCGTAACAGCGTATGGGTAAACTTGCTCAACTTCTTGCGCCATAACGCCAACCTGTAAGCCTTCGCCTGCAAGCGGATGGCCTTTAAACTCATCTTTGTATTCAAAGCTGTATAAAGTCAATCCGTTATCTAGTACGCCAATTGGCACAATGTTTTCTTTAGTGCGAATATCAGACATCATCATGCCAGCACCAGCTAAACCCATCAAGCCGCTGTTAAAGTTTTGCTGGGCGGCTTGTTTTTGGTTGAAGTCACCCATTTGGGCGTTGTATTGCATACCTGCTGCACCTAGTAAATCAGGGCCAGCCGTTGTTGCTTGCTGTGCAGAATTAACGAATTGTGGGCCTGTTACCTGAGAACCAGTACGCACCGCAGATAGGGTGTTTAGTGGCTCATTACGCAGATAGGCTTGTTCTGTCAATGCTTGTTGGCGGGCTTGCTGACCAACATTAAAACCTTGTGTCGTAGCGGCAGCCAGTAAGTCATTCTCACGCTGTGCTTGTGTTTGCATTGCACGGTCATACGCTACCGAGCCAATATCAATACCTTTGTTAGCCAATTGTTGTTGCAATGCTTCACGGTTTTGTTGTAATTGTGGAGCAAGGCGTTGCATATACGCATCTTGGTAAGTCTGACTAGGGTTAAAGCCAGTAGAAGGTAATGCTGCCGTATTAAATGGCGTATTGAGCATATTCTCAACATAGCCAAGACCTTGACCTGCAAGCCTTCCCAAACCTGCGCTGGTTTGATTTTGATAATCTAAAAGCTGTTGCTGGGCAGGGCTTAAAGTCTGCGTAGCAGTCCAAGTAGGATTGCCGTAGGGGTCTGTGCCAGTAATAGCATAATTAAGGTTGCCGTATGGCGTAATTTGATTTACACGATTAGCCGCAACAGCTTGTCTTGCAGCTTCAATATTACCTGCCGCAGTAGCCTGTGCTGCCCCAGCATAGTCAGGGGGCGCTGGCGCTCTTGGCGCAGGGCCTAAACCTAAAAATCCACCACCACCCATGTCATTCTCCCTTGTTTAAAGAAGTTCGGATGTTTAACCACCGACAATCTTCTTTTCTCATAGCCATTATTACTAAATCCCCATCCATGTGAGCATCAGGTATTTCGGCTACCACTTTAAAACCAAGGTGTCGGTTTAGTCTTAGTGCATCTTCATTACTGCCACAAATTTGCCCTAGTATAACCTTAACGCCTAATTTATTAAAGGGGTAATCGAACGCTGCCCACAATAAATCACGACTCATCCAATTTACTTCACTTACTGCTGCAATGTGCATTTGGCAAGCGTTTGGCATAAAACTGCAATACCCAACAACCGCTGCCAAATTACCATCTACTTCCTGCCCAATACATACTGTTTCTTCGGGTAGCGGATGGTTCATCATACGAACCAGCCAATCACCCATATACCGCTGATTTTCAGTAGTAACCCGCCTCAATTAGAGTACGCCCCCGCTTTCCATTACATAATCGGTACTTGCCCAATGGAACTCAATGCCTTGCGATACCACATTCATACTGATTGAACCAGCGTAACCTACGCCAGTCACGCCTTGCCATATCTTCGTTGTAACCAAACCACCGCCAAAATTGGCGTTATCCCATGTGTCTGCATCCCAAATGCCCGTAGGGTCAATAGCAGGATTAAACGATATTTGAGTGGTTAAGTCTACGGTGTCAAAGTCTACGGAAATACCGCATAAAACATTGGGTACGCCATTGTCTGTTTGCAGGATTGGGCGAACCAAAGTAAAGCGTTTTAACTGTCCCCGTCTGTCAAAGTAGCTGTACGCCTGCTGGGTAAAGGCACGAATGTTTGTGCCAGCATCGGCATAGGTGTCGTAAAACTTACCTACAAAGCCGTTTCCACCGAAATACATATCTTCGCCACTCATTTCCCAGCAGTTAGCGTTAATATTGGTGAATCTTGCCCATGACTTTGTAATGTTGTGCATGACATACTGTTCTGAGCCCCCTGTTACGGGTACATTCAGAATCAGCATATTGTTTTTGGCAAAATAATTCATCTGCCAACCGTAATTGTTCCCATAAGCAGAGGCCGCTTGGCTAATAGCAAAGAAAATCTTATCAGTAAGGTTTACCCTAGGGTCTAGGCGGGTAGATTGTAAGCCTGCGGAAAGCGGCACTAAGCCATCTTCTGTCAGCAAGAGCATATCCCCGCCAAACTTAAATACGCATTTACGGGTAAAAGTTTGACCAATATTCCATAAGCCGACTAGCGACCAATCATTAGGGTCGGAAGGGTCAGAGCCTTTATAAACCGCTACTTCACCGTTAGAAGTGATAAAAGCGGCAAGGTCATCAACCCCGTAGCCAGCATCAATAGTCCATGTACCCATTGCCTGCAGGTAGCCGCCACGCTTGAAAATGCCGCCTAGAGGGAACTCACTAACCGCACCGTTGATTGAATCTACGGGCAAATACCAAAAACTAAGGCTATCTTCTTGAACGAAATAAAGCCGCTCTTTAAATAAATTAACCGTTGCAAACTTGTCAGAATTTAAACCAGTAATGTAATACTTAACGGTATAAGTGCCTACGGTTGAAGCATCACCGCTAGGGGCGGTTGCCATCGTATAAGTGAAGGTTGTTGCTCCTGTTACGGTAATGCGGTAAGCACCATTAAATTGGGCTGGAACTGCGCCTGCTACCGTTACTGTATTACCAGTCACCAAACCATGCGCCACAGCAGTTGTAAGGGTCGCTGTAAGGTTTCCCGTGCCACCCCTTGTAATGCTGCTAATTGTTT